GGCAATTACTCTTTGAGAAGCCCGGCGAGTTTGTCAATACGTGGATGACGGAGCGGATTGATACGGCGGTGGAAGCCAAGGCGCAGGAGTTTCGTGCAGAACTGTACCGGAAAGACTTCTGGCAAGAATTCTATGTCCGGTATCCTGAACTTCAATCAGCCTCGGCGATTGTTGAGACGGTATTTCGTGAGTCGTTGTCACAATGGGGGCACTTGCAACCGAAGGAGGTCTTTGACCAACTCGCGCAAGGCACACGGGACGCAGTCGGGAAATTACTGCATACCGTGACGCCCACATCCGGGACAGCGCGGACAACAGTGGAGGCATCCAGTGCGAGCCGTGTCCCACAGACATCCGCACCGGCGGTGCCGCAACTCTCGTTGTCGGAATTATTACGGAAACGTCGCAAGACTCGACTCGTCGGGCGTTAATAATACAAGGAGGAACAGACCATGGCACAAATGGCATGGGTCTTTGATGCCCCCACGGGTGTCTATAAAAATAATGCCCTGTCAGCCAAGATTTATGAAGCCGCGACAGAGGAGATGGTCTTCATGGATCATGTGCTGCCGCTCAATGAAATGGGACGGAAGCGCGGGGAAAATATTACCTTAACGCGGGTGGCGCAGTTGGCTGAACCGACCTCCGCGAAACTGAGTGAAACGGAACGCATTCCCGAAGACAGCTTTTCGATCACCACGACCAGTATTACCGTGGATGATTGGGGACGTGCCGTGCCGTTTACGAGTTTTCTCGATGACCTGACGCATTTTGATCTGGACAATGCGGTGCAACGACTGTTGAAGACGCAAATGTCGAAAGTCTTAGATGCGGAAGCCGCTACAGCATTCAAAAAGGCCAAGGTCAAGTATGCCCCGACAGGCCTGTCAAGCAATAATATTGCGACGAATGGCACCTTTGGGGCAACTGCGACGGCGAACATGAACACGTATCACGCGGAGGAAATTCGGGATTACCTGTACGATACGCTCTTGGCCCCTCCGGTGTCGGGAGAAGATTATGTCGGGGTCTTCAGGACCTTGGGGTTGCGAGGGATGAAGCGCGACCCGGCATGGGAAGAGTGGCACAAATACGCTGACCCGCAAGCGAAGTTTAACGGGGAAGTGGGCCGCTGGGAAAATATTCGGTTCATCGAAACCAACCATAGCACAGCCCTGGGCAAGACTGGTGCGGGTGCGGTGTTGGGTGAAGGGGTAGTCTTTGGGTCGGATGCCGTGGCCTATGTCGAAGTGCTGGCTCCGGAACTGCGGGCCATGGTGCCTCAAGACTTCGGACGATCCAAAGCCGTTGCGTGGTACGGGATTATGAATTTCGGTCTGATCTGGGATACGGGTAATGCCGGGGAAGCCAAAATTATCCATGTCGGATCAGCATAAGGGAGGAGCGTATGGCATACACACATACTCAGTATGAAGTGATGGTTGGCAAAGACCTCAGTCTGGCGAGTACCGCCGACGTGGCCGACTGGGCCCCGGGCATGGTTCCCCACCGCATTCGTGGGGTGGCCGTGATCGTGACCAACACGATTGGGGCCACAGGGGTTGTGAAACTCGATAAGCGCACGGCGTCAGGTAATGATACGGGTCGGGGGGATGGGGATGTTTGCACCATCAACTTGGCGACCACACATGATGCCGGAAAAGTCGTATATAAAACTGGCTTGAATGTGGAAATTCTGCCGGGACAGGAAGTGGTGGTGCAAGTCACCGATGCCTGTGCCAGTGGGGATACCGCACACGTCGTCATGATGGTGGAACCACGGTGGGATCAGCCCGCCAATAATACCAAGATGATTGAAACGACGTAAGAAAGGAGGGAGACGATGGCGGCTTTAATCTCAGGCGATGTCACTCTGACAGTAGAGGACCGTCAGATTGTTGGCAAGCAAAAACGCAATCGAGTAAAGATTGTGTTTGGGGATGGCTCGGATACGTACCCGTCTGGTGGGGTGCCGATGCCAACCTTTTCCTCCTGGGGCATGTCTCGGAATCTCGATTATGTGATTTTGTTCGATGCGAATGATGCCGTCGGACAAATCTGGAAATGGGATTACGACAATGCCACGATTCGAGGCTATGAAGGCGACTACGCCCAGTCGGGTGATGCGCCGTTAGCCGAACTGGACACCAGCGACACGGTAGCGGCGCAAGTGCTCTACGGTGAAGCGGTGGGATGGTAAGGAGGAGGCATGGGGTTACGACTTAATCAGATCCATGAAGTGGCCAAGGTTCCTGGCAGACAGGAAACCAGGATTGTCAAAGTCAACCCGGTAGTCAGGATTAAAGGTGGCGGGGCGCTGACCCCGCCACTGTTTCTCCAGGAAGGTCATGTGTATGCCGAAAGTGGGCAGGAAGTGACGGATCGGCCTGACTGGTTTGAGGAAGAATTTGCAAAATTGACAGAGGGGACGAAGCAGGAGGTGGGGTTTGGCGAGACGACTCCGGCTCCGGACACACGCATCTGTTCGACGTGTGGCGCGTCCGTTACCAAAAAGACCTGGGGCCTACACCAAGCGAACCATACGCGAAAGTTGGTGGGGCGTTCCGTGGAGGGATAACCGATGGCGACTATTGCCTATACTGTTGAACAGCCTGTACGGGGTGTGACGATTGTCACCTGGGCCTCGTTAGCCAATGGCGACGATGGCGCCCCGTTTGAAGCCGCGCAGTTCCCGAGGGTACGCGCACAAGTCTCTGGCATCTTTGGGTCCGGGGGCACGGTGAAGATTGAAGGGTCCTTGTATACGGGGTCCGCGACCTATGCCGTCTTGAACGATCTCGGGAATGCGGCCCTGTCGATCACCGCAGCTACGCTGAAAGCCGTTCAGGAGACGGCCTACCGCTATCGTCCGAATGTGACGGAAGGGGATGGGGCCACCTCGCTGACGGTCAAGATGCTGGTGGCCAGCGGAGCGCACTAATGGCGAACTATCAGTACTCGGCAGACATCCTCAAGGATGTGCTGTTCCGGGCGGGGGAGCAGACGGACGGCACGAGCGAATTTCATGCTGCCACGCTGCGCTATGTGAATCGGGCCTATGACGCCATCTGGCAAGGGGGCTCGGAACTCGACCCGACGGTTCGGGAGGACTGGCTGTGGATGCGGAAGACGGCGACGCTGACCCTGACTACGAAGATTACGACAGGGAGCGTGGCGGTCACGAACAATACGGCGACAGCCACGCTCTCCTCGGCTCCGAGCAGTTCTGTTGCCAATTATTTCTTTACGGTGACGAACCAGTCTGATGTGTTTCGGGTGTCGAGCCATACCGCCGCATCGACCACGCTCACCCTCGACAGTGTGTATACCGGCGACACCGACAGCACGGCTTCCTATACCCTCTTCCCGCTACGCTATGACCTGCCATCGGACTTCTGGCAATTTGCCGAACCGCTTTGGGTTCGCAGCACCAGTGTCGGGTATCCCTGGCATCCCGGGCATATTGATGTGATTGAACCCCGACGACTCAAGGAATACTGGCCACTCGATACCGTGGTGATGGGGATTCCCACTGTCGCGGCACGGGTCAGTTCGACTGTCGTGCAATTCAATAAATATCCTGAGACCCTCGTGCGGGTGGAATATGATTATGTGTCTGTGCCAGAGACGCTGACGGATTCGACGCTTCAGGAACCGCTTCTCCCGATTTCCTCACGACGGATAATAGCGGATGCGGCGCTGTTCTTTTTGTCTATGGATCACAATGATACCCGGGCTGACGGGGTTGGATTGCTTGCCCGAACTGGCTTACAGGGCATGGCGCGTGAGAACCGTGGGAAACGGGCAGCGACGAGCGACCTGACCGGGACGATTATGCCACGGTTGGATCGTATCCCCGGGTCCCCTCTGGCTCGACATCGAGCACGGTTGGTGGTGGGAACCAGTTAATGGCCTATCAAGGATTTATTGTAGAATTGCCGATTGGCGATGATGGGATGGTCGGGACCAAGAATTTAGCCAGGACCCAACCATCACAACTCGTGGTGGCGACGAATGTCAGCTATGAACAAGGCACGGTCCAGAAGGAGGGGGGGGCGACAAAATACAATAGCACAGCGATTTCCGGCGCACCCAAGATTCTCGCCGGACATGACTGGCACCCGTCCGCTGGGACGCAACGCATGATTGTCGCTACCAGTGCCGGGACCCTGTTACGGGATACCGGCGATGGCAGCTTCGGGACGACGCTCGATACAGGATTGAATACCTCGGCGGTGGGCATCTTTACCGATGGGGGCCAAGAGGCGGCGGCGGAAAACCGCAAACTTTTTTTTTGTAACGGAAAGAATGTTGTGCAAGTTCTCTCAGGGGATGGCACGACAACCACCAACCTGACGACCCCACCCGCCGATTGGAGTGGGGCGAACCAACCGAGTTTCACCCTCATCCATGAAGGCCGATTGTGGGGCGGAGGCAATGCCAATGATCCGCATCGGCTCTATTACTCGCGGACCACCGACCATGAGGATTTTACGGGAACGGGCAGTGGGACATTATCCATCTTCCCCGGCGAAGGCGAGAATCTGGTGGGGGCCATCAGTTTTAAGGGAGTGATTGTGTGTTGGAAAGCGCCACAAGGGGTCTATGTGATCGATACCATTGCAACGTCAGTGGCCGATTGGAAGATCAGCCGCCTCAGTGCCGCGATTGGCGGGGTCTCGACCCGTGGCGCGGTGATGATTGATAACGATCTGCTCTTTCTCGATGACGACGGGAATGTGCATTTGCTGTCCAGCGTGACGGAATTCGGCAACCTCGGCACCCGGAACCTGTCGCAGATTGCCGAGATGAACCCGTTTATTCGAGACCATGTGAATCTCGCGCAACTCAATCGGTGCCAGGCGGTATTTTATCCTGCCAAACGGGAAGCGCACTTTGCCGTTGCGGGGCTTGGGGCGACGACGAATACCCGTCGGTTGGTGGTGGACTTTAATCTCCAGACGCGACCACGGTTCCGATGGTCGGATCGGGACACAGCGGAAAGTATGTGGCTTCGCAAGGACAGTGACGGGATTCCACGGCTGACTATTGGTGATGCGGGTGGGTTTGTCTGGCACCTGGACCAGGACGCCCGTTCAAAAGACGGCGGCGCGTATAACGCCGAATTTGAAACGGGACAGATTGATTTTAGCCATCTCGATCCGCAACTGGCGGCTAAACGCAAGCTGGGTGATTTTCTCGAACTGGTCTTTGAGCCTGTCGGCAATTAT